AAGCGATAACGCAGGACAGACTGAGGTTGCTGATGGTACATGGATCGAGTGGGTAAAACCAAATATCGAATACGAGCTAAACGCTTCTACTATGCCTCACCTCCTAATTCGCCAATCTGACGGTAGCTTCACATTCGAGGAAGCCGATTGGGGCGATAGGGCTGTAGGTGACGAAGTATCCAACAGAAGCCCTAGCTTTGTGGATCGGAAGATTGCAGACGTATTCTTCTTCCAGAACCGATTAGGTATCCTAGCCGGTGAGAACGTGGTTATGTCGAGGACTTCAGATTACTTTGATTTCTTCGCACAAACTGCACGGACCCTGTTAGACAGTGAGCCAATCGATGTGGCTGCTAGTCACACCAAGGTTTCTACTCTCAAGCATGCTATCCCGTTTGACCGTAAGCTTCTGCTATTCTCCGATCAGACCCAGTTCATTCTCAAAGGTGCAGACTTTATCACACCTAAGAATACATCGATCAGTCAGACAACCGAGTATGAGGCGAGTACCACAGCCAAGCCTGCATCAGCTGGTAGTGTTGTGTATTTCCCTGCAAAACGTGGTGGGTTTACCTCAGTACGCGAATACTATGTTATCGATGACACTGACCGATCCGATGCACAGGACGTAACATCACACGTTGCTAAGTATGTCCCTGATGGTGTCTATAAGATGTCTGCAAGTACCGGCGAGAACGCCCTAGCTGTGCTGACTACTCAGGATGCTAGTACCCTATATATCTACAAGTATCACTTCGCTGGACGCGAGAAGGTACAATCAGCTTGGTTTAAATATACACTGACAGGTTGTGAGATACTGAGTGCTGAGTTTATCGAGAGCTCACTTTACGTTGTGGCAAACAAGTCAGGTCATACTGTACTGTTTCAAATCCACTTCGATGCTGGACGCTTTGATGTAGATCAGAGCTACGTCACGCGCTTAGACTTCAGGCTCACAGAGACCGAGGTTACAGCCTCATACAACGCAGGTAACAATCAGACTACCATAGTGACCCCGTATCCACTTACAGACCCTGTAGTGGTTACTAGAGGCTCTCTGCAGGGTACAATTATAGATAAGGTATCTGCCAGCGGTAGTACGATTGTTGTTGCCGGTGATAAGACATCTACAGAATTCTACATCGGTGAACGATACACTATGACGTATGAGTTCTCTGAACCTACTCTCAAGGAGCCTACAGCAACCGGCGGTCGTGTATCGATTGCAGGCGGTCGCTTACAGATCAAGCATTGGCTACTCCGATATCAAGATAGCGGTGACTTCAAAGTTAAGACTGAGGTCCAAGGTAGTTCCAATACACAGACATTTAACTTCACTGGCCGCATTATCGGCGGCGGTGCTAACCTACTAGGTACGACAACACTGACATCGGGTGACTTTAAGTTCCCTGTCATGTCCAAAGCTGATCGTGTCAAAGTAACAATAGAGAGTGATAGTCATCTCCCCTGCCAGTTCCTATCGGCAGAATGGGAAGGCAACATGCACCTCAGATCAAGAAGAGTTAATGGATAAATATCTCACACCTACAACGGTGGAGGATATCGACTATGTTTCCCCAAGATTAAGAAAAGCAGACTACAATGAGTGTTTAGCCTCTACAGGCCAACACCCCCGCATAGTCTTGCATAAATCTCTCGATCTTGGGGGAACTACGCTGACCCTACGCGCACCGGATGGAGGCCGCTTGGGTCTCTGCGGGGTCGTACCCTCTCACTTAGAAAATGCAGGAATTGTCTGGATGTGCGCTACAGATGACATCTATCAATATCAGACAGCTTTCCTGAGAAAAAGCAAAGCAGCCCTCGATTACTTAGCGGGTGACTATGCTGTCATCTTCAACTGTGTCGATGCCCGAAACACACTCCACATGAAGTGGCTTGATTGGATGGGCTTCACGTTCATCAACAAGCACGAAAAATACGGAGCGGCAAAGCTACCGTTCTATGAATTTTTAAGGATCAATAAAAATGTGTGAACCAGTAACAATGGCCGCAATCGGCAGTTCTGTGTCTGGGGCTGCGGCAGCTGCCACTACAGCGGCAACAGCGGCGGCAACATCCTCTACGTTTCAAATGGCTTCACTGGCTATAAGTGGAGCTAAAGCCGTAGCAGGTGCTGCAGCTAACCAAGATAAAGCCAACAAGCATAATGCCGCAGTGGCCCAGAATAATCAGTCGGCACTTGATGCCTACTATCTAAAATCAAAACAGACAAACCTCCGCGAACAGCAACAGCTGCGAGAAGCGTCCATGCAGAAGCAAGATGCTGACCTCAAGGCTACTAAAGCACAATCGACAGCCCTTGCGGCTGCGGCTGGTGCCGGTGTGCAAGGTAGCAACGTAGCTCAACTCATCGAAGACTTTGAGCGTTCAGAAGGTATCCTCGCATCTAGGATCGATCAGAAACTAGAAGATACTCTCAAACAGAACGAAATGAATAAACTTGGCTTTCAATCAGAAGCTAACAACAGAATTAACTCCATGCAGCCTATCGGTATGTCGGAGCAAATCTTTGGAATTGTAGAGCCACTTGCTGGCTTTGGATTAGATTACTTCGACAGTAAATCACGATTAGCAGCGGATACAGAATAATGGCTAGACAAGTAGTGGGTAACCCATTTGAGAACCAAATTGGGACTGTGAGTCCTACAGCAACGCCTGTAGATATCTATGAACGAGGTGTAGTTAAGAGGTCTTCCTTCGAGGCCCTAGCAAACACTCTCTCAAACTTAGAACAAAAAGCTAAACCAATACTTGAGCGTGAGCGGCAACGCTTGGCTCAGAAAGAGTTTGCTGAAGGTCAGAGGCTTTACGAAAAAAACCGAATTGCACTTGGTGAAGCTGTTAAGTCCGGCCTAATCGAAGAGGGTGAAAGCCCTTACCTGAGAAAAGGCTACAGAGCCTCTCAGATGAACACGATGGCAATGCGATATACCGCTGAACTTGAGGCAGCATTAGATCGCCAGAAGCTTTACACTAACAACGATCCAGCAAGAATTGAAAAGTTTATAGCTAAATTTCAAGATGACTTTATGAAGTCCAACGGAATGGATGAGTTTGCCGATCATGAAGTCTCTGAATATTTTGGTCAACAAGCTAATAAAGGCAACGAGCTTTTCAGGGCATCATGGCGCGAAAAGCATGTCGCTTGGCAACGTGAGCAAAACTATAAGGCCTTTGAGGCTGAAGTAGCTGAGACCACGATCAACCTGTTTAGACCAGATATGGACGAAGCAGAAACTGCTGTAGCTATGTCATCTTTCAAGGAATGGCTGGAAGGTCGCGCCGCTAGTGCAAACATAGACGGTATGAAGAATGAAGACGTTCTCAATACTATCCTGACAGGCGTTGGGTTGGCTGTAGAACAAACAGGTGACACAAGCATCCTTGAGGTATTTGAAAGCACCAAGTTTGGTACGGCAGCTGCGTCCAAGTCTCTAAAGGTTCAAGCCAAAATCTTGGATATCGAGCAAAGGGCAATAACCTTAGAAAACCAAAGAGCGGTTCGAGAAGAGAAGGAATTACAGAAAGACTTAGAGTTCAATAGGTCTATCGCGAGAGCTAGAGCTGAGGAGTTTTTCACAGCTGAAGTGCAGACACCAGAACTCAGAGCGTCTTATGAAGAAGGCTTACGGGTTCTTATGGATGCTCCAGATGACGCAAGTCAGAGCCTAGCAATAAGTCTGCGAAAAGACTTAGAGAGTTGGGATAAAGCCGAGCTTAATGGTGGCTTAAATAAGACAACTGAAAGTGAATTACGTTTAGACAGGCTACTTAGAAAAGCCAAAACTTACGAGGAAGCCAGTAATATAATCTCTGACTTTGCAGAAGACGGTAAGCTTACACCGAATGACATAACAGCCAAGCTTGGGTTGTGGCGCACGAGTTATGACCCAGCAAATGACGCTAAAGTTGGTTTAGACTTTGAAAGTGCAAACACTCCCGAGGGGCAAGCTGTCAGGCGAATATTCAGTATGGTAAAAGGCAACGAGTTCGATTTCACATCTGAAGCCGTAATACGGGCTGACGAAATGGAATACGAACTTACGACTGCTATTAGAGATGCTGTCGCGAGACACAAAGAACTGAACGGTGGGAAAAACCCCAACCCTATTGAACTGCGGGAAATCATCCAAAATCTGAAAACGAACTTAATAACACTCATGACTGAGGGTGGGCTTTTTGAAGAACTTGAAGATTTACGAAAAGCTAATGGATCAGGGGAATAGACCTAAATGGAACAAGACATACAAAACGTAAGATTAGGTCTAATCAGCCCTGACGCTTTTAAAGCTAAGTACGGTGAAGAGGCTTATTTTGACGCTCTTGGCGTCAACAGAAGAACTGAACAACCCCCAGCACCCGCACCGGAAGAGCAGCAAAGCTTCTTTGCGCAGGCCATCGATACAGTTCAAGATGTTGCTGTAGGCGTTGTTCGTGGTGCATTAAACGCTGGTGCCGAGCTTCGTGAAACTGTGAACGGGGTTAACTCTGTCACACCTGAAGAGTTTGACACCAACTTTAACGACTTCATGAATAAAAAGGCTGAAGCCCGTGGCGCACCCTTCTCTCAAAAAGAGTTGGACATGGCATGGCTTGAGCAGCGTAAAAACTATGAAAACATGGGTATCGACATCTCAGAGGTGTCCGACCGTCCAGACCTTAACGTAGACGTAGCTCTCAAGAATATCGCTGATGCTGGGGGTCCAGACTTAACAACTACACTCGCAAAATCTGATAGCATGATTGGGTCTGCCTCAGAAGGCATATCACAATTCATGACAGGTTTCTTTGCGTTGGGTGGTGGTAAGACTTTTGTAGGATCGATGCTCAAGGGTGGTGTTGTAGATGCTACAATGTTTGACGCATTCGAAGGTAACCTATCAACCTTCATTGAAGAAGAATATCCACACCTATCAAACCCCTTAACAGAAGCATTGAAGATTGATCCTAACGATCCTGAGTGGACCAATAGATCAAAGAATGCAATTGAGGGCGGCTTAATCGGTGGTGTGGCAGAAGGAACCCTTCGATTAGTATCCGGCGCAGCAAAGCTGATAGGTCTAGGTAGGAAAGCTAAGACTGAGATTGAAAGCCTCGGCCAAGTCTCAGACGAAACGGCAGCACAGCTTGATGAAGCTCATGCAGAAGTCAACGATGCTATCGAGGCTGATGGAAGAGACACAATCGATGGTATGGTTTCTCGACCAGATGGTACGTTTGAAACCCCTGACGGAGCTGTATACAAGCTTGAAGATAGTACGTTTGTGGAGATATCCCCTCCAAGAGTTGAGCCAGTAGAAGCCCCTCGGGAAGCTCCAGAGGCCTTGGAAGAACCTCAACTTGATGTGGATGGCCCATCGGCTGTTCGCTCACCAGAGCCTCAGACACAGATCGAAGTCGATCAACCTATAGCTCCTAACGCTGTCCAGCAGTCTCTTGCAGATCAACGGGCAGCCGTGACAATCAAACCTAAAGCAAAGATTGCTGTAATTGATCGGGACAAGATGTTCGCAGCCCTACAACGGGCCGCAGATACCACAGACATGGATATTGCTAATGTCGTAATCGATGGAAGCAGTGGCTTTAATCTTGGTAGAATGGACGGTCCTGTAGATGCCTTGAAGATTATTAACGAATTTGAAGATGTTCTGAAATCATCAAAAGGTATGAAAGCAATGGGGCTGGATAAGCCTCAGACCAACGCTACAACCGTCCGTAAGGCTTTACAGTATACAGCCGAAAGCACAGGGACTGATGTAAACAAGATCATCCGTGAGTTAAACATTGCTGAAACTATGACACGGGACACAGCGGCGCGGATTGTAGCAGGTAAGATGGCTATGCAATCAACTGCCCGTGAGATTAACTCATGGTCTAAACGCTTAGTGAAGGCCCAAGAGGATGGCTCAATATCTGATGCTATGGAGGCAAGGCTTATTGACCTCATGCAGATGCACATGGAAGTTCAGGCCAACGTAAAGGGTCTACAGACAGCCGCAGCTAGAGCAACTCAAGCTGGTCGTATCGTCACAAGCGATACACTGGAGGGAGGCGCTCTTGAGGCTATCTCAGCTTTCGGTGGTTCTAAACGTATCCGTAGTTTAGCAGCGGAACTCTCCAAGGTTACTGATGAGAAACTCATGGCTAAGACTGTGAAGAAAGCTGTAGAGCGTAAAGCGTTACGGGTTCTAAATGAATTCTGGATTAACTCTATTCTATCTGGTCCAACAACTCATGCTCTCAACATTACCTCGAACACTTTCAACGTGCTTGCTAGGCCCGGTGAAAGAGCAATTGGTGCGATTCTCAATGGTGATACGCGGCAAGCTAAAGAAGCTCTGCGTACATATAAGTACATGGCCTACTATTTTAAGGATGCTCTTAAACTAGCAGCTAAATCTGGCTACAACATGAAGCCTGTGCTGGATGACTCAGTAAAGATTGAGAACGCCAGTCAATCAACAACCCGCGCTATATCTTCAGAGTATATCGGCGGGGGTACGACTGTTGATATTTTAGGTAAGATGCTGACTATACCCTCTCGTTTGTTGGGGTCTGAAGATGAATTCTTTAAGCAACTCGCTTACCGATCAGCACTTCAGGCAAGACTATCTACTGACGTTGCCTTTATGTCGATGAAGGATATCCAGAAAGCTGGGTATGCTTCTAGAGAAGAGTGGATTGCTGGTAACTTTGAGAACGCATTCAATACTAAGATTGATGCCGAACAGAAGTGGCAGGAAACTGTGGCGCTAGGTAAAATAGCTGATGATGAAGAATTGAAGAAGAACTTCATCGACCAATATGTTGGTTCCTATAAATCTGGCAACAAGTATGCAGAGATGGCTCTCAACGAAGCAAGGGAAGCTACGTTTACTACGAAGCTGACACAAGACAATTCCATCATTGCAAAATCGTTCCAAGATTTGGCAAACAAGCATCCATTGATGCGCCAGATTACTCCTTTTATTCAAACACCAATGAACATTATGGGACAAGCTTGGGACCGTACACCACTACTAAATATGCTGCGGAAACAATATAAAGCTGATTTAAATTCAGGTGACCCTACTCGAGTTGCTCAAGCAAAAGGTAAGATGGCTGTAGGTACAGCAATATACGGAACCTTGAGTGTTCTTGCTTGGGATGACCGTATTACCGGCGGTGGTCCGACAGACCCTAAGCTTGCTAAACTGTGGCGTGACAGTCCTGATTGGCAGCCCTACTCAGTCAACGTAGGTACTAAGGAAAAACCTTACTGGGTAAGTTATGCCCGTATGGACCCTTGGACTACTGCGTTTGGCATCATCGGTGACATGAAGGAAATGTATCAAATTGGTTCGATGGACGATACAACTTGGACTGATATGACTTCGATGTTTGTAGCAGCCGTTGGTAACAACATTGTATCAAAGACCTACTTACAGGGTATTGCAGACACTGTATCAATCTTAGATTCCAAAGACAGTCCTTGGGAAGTCGCAAACTTATTTAAACAGCGTTTGGCCTCTCTAATGCCTTACTCTGGTTTCACAAACCAAGTTGGAAATCTTAACGATGAGTATACCCGCGAAGTCCGTACAGTCATGGATAAGCTCCGCAAGAGTACAGGTATTCAACGTAGCTCCTTACCAATTCAATACGATTGGCTAACAGGTAAACCAAAGAATACTCCAGAGACCGCTGGTCCATTGTTCCACATCACTACAAAGGGTCTTGAAGAGATAGAGACTGATGCTGCCTTGGTGGCTACAGAGTTCCGAAAGCTTGGATTTAAATTTGAGGGTGCTCGAAGGACAGTAGGCGGTGGGGTTAAACTCACAGGCGAACAATACCAACGGTGGAACCAGCTTATGGGTTCTATCTCTATAGGCGGTCGTAACCTAGAGCAAACCTTGGCTCGGGAAATTAAGAAGACCAGCTATAATAAAGATGGAGACGACTACGGTGATGTAGCTCCCAGCGAAAGCCACAGGACGTTCATGCTAAACCGTAGAATGAAGAAGTTTAGAGACAGAGCGTATCGCAAACTCCAGCGTGAGTTCCCAGAAATTAGGGAACAAGTGAGAGAGTATGATCGTTTCAAAAGAGCTACTAAGCGCGGGAAAGACGTAGATCGTCCCGAACTTGACCTAAGTCAAATAGATTAAACCACAACAGGCCCCTCTTCGGAGGGGTCTACTTCTTTTAGGAGATATGGATGTCATCCATTGTAAATTATGTCGCAGACGGATCGACAACAGAATTTCAAATTCCGTTCACATATATCAGTGAAGCACACGTTGTGGTTACCATCGATGGTACAGCTACTAGCGCCTTCACATTTTTGAATAGTTCGACACTACAAATGACCACAGCACCAACAGCTGGGTCTAAACTACAAATTCAGCGTACTACACCAGTAGGCGCTTTGGTTGACTTTACAGATGGCTCTACGCTCTTTGAGGGTGACCTCGATCTTGCGCACCAACAGAACCGGCTGATTGCTGAAGAAAGTAAAGACATCGCCAATGTTGCTAAGACAACAATAGACAACAACATTGCTGACGTTAATACAGTCGCCGGTATTGCAGCTGACGTAACTAACGTATCCGCTCGGGGTGCTGACGTTACTTCAGTAGCTGATAACATGGCTGAAGTTCTGCTTGCAGATACTAACGCTGCAACAGCAACTACTAAAGCTGCAGAGGCTGTTGTATCAGCAAACACTGCAAGTGCGCAGGCGGTCATCTCAACAACTAAAGCTACTGAAAGTTCAGCAAGTGCTGCAGCTGCCTTGGCGTCACAGAACGCTGCCCAACAGGCTCGTACAGACACAGATGCATCTGAGGCACTGGCATTAGCCTACAAGAACTCAGCACAAACTTCGGCTACCACAGCAACGACTAAGGCTTCTGAAGCTTCTCAATCGGCTACCACAGCTTCCTCTCAGGCAGCTACAGCTACCCAGAAGGCTTCTGAAGCTTCTACAGATGCTGGCATAGCTTTGGCTCAAGCTGCAGTTGCAACAACTAAAGCTGCCGCTGCTTCTACATCTGAGAGCAATGCGCTGTCCTACAAAGATACTGCATTGGCTGCTAGCTCCGCATCGGAGACTGCACGGGCTGCATCTGTTGTAGCTAAAGACGCATCGCAAGTAGCACAGACAGCTAGTGAAGCTGCACGGGACGCTGCATCCGCAAGTGAAACCGCAGCTGCAACAAGCGAAACAAATGCAGCCACAAGCGCATCCACAGCAACAACTCAAGCTGGCATCTCCACGACTAAAGCTGGCGAGGCGGCTACATCTGCAAGCAACGCTGCATCATCTGCATCATCTGCTCAAGCATCTAAGGACGCTGCGCTTGCTGCACTAGATTCATTCGATGACCGCTATCTAGGTCAGAAGACTGCCGACCCAACTGTAGATAACGATGGTGATGCACTAGTTTCGGGCGCTTTGTATTTCAATACGACTGACGACATCATGAAGGTGTATGATGGTAGCCTCTGGGTTGCTGCATATGCCTCGCTGTCTGGTGCTATGTTTGGTGCTAACAACCTGTCTGACGTTGCTGACGCTGCTGCTTCAAGAACTAACCTTGGCCTTGGTACTGCGGCAACTACAGCATCCACAGACTATGCTACCGCCGCTCAAGGCGCTTTAGCTGACAGTGCGCTACAGTCTATTCCAGATAACTATGTGTTAAATACTGGCGATACTATGACTGGCAATCTGGACATCACTGGGACTTTGACCAGCGATAATGGTAGCAGCACTACTGTACTTAGTGGCAACAGTTTAGTTTTTGATAGAAACTCAGCTAACTACATTAGAACCTCAGACGCTTCTGGTTATTTAAGATTGCAAACGGGATCAGGTGATACTGCTTTCTTTTCTGCCAACGGCGACATCAGCTTCTTCGAGGACACAGGCACGACACCAAAGTTCTTCTGGGATGCGAGTGCTGAGAGCTTGGGGATTGGGACGAGTTCGCCTAGTGCAAGTATCCATGCGTATCACGCAACAACTAATGTTGTAGGCACTTTTGAAAGTGGCGATGCTGACGTGTATATTACGCTTGCTGATAACACAACAACTTCAGACACGGCTATGCGTATTGGTGTTACTGGCAACGATATGCACTTTAGCACCTCTGCCACAGAACGCATGCGCATCGACAGCAGCGGTAATGTTGGGATTGGGACGAGTGCTACCACAGCAGGCCAAGTTACCATTCAAGGCTCTGGAGCCCCACGCCAGCTAGTTATCACTGATGATGGTACAGAGAAACTGCAAATATTCCAAATTGGCAATGACGCAACAATTGAAGCCGCATCTGGTGGGAGTAATAGCACTAACCTTATTTTTAAGACCGCATCATCTGGTTCAGAGTCAGAAGCCATGCGCATCGACAGCAGCGGTAACTTGCTGGTGGGTGGCACTTCTGCTTACGGCAATAGCACATTTACTGTGGGTTTTGATGGAGATATAAAGGCATCTTCGTCCTCCCGTTCAGCTATATTTAACTCAACCACCAGCGGATACAATGGAAGCCTTGTTGACTTTAGGGTAGCAGATGCCCTTGTGGGGAGTATTGGGGTTAATTCTGGGCGTTTTGCAATCTATGGTACAGACAGAGGCATACGCTTTACATCTGGTGAGTTAATGCCAACAAATGGGAGTGGTACTGCTACAGATGACATACTAACTGTGGGTCATCCTTCTTACCGTTTCAGAGACGGCCACTTCTCAGGAACAGTCAACGCAGCCAACTTCAACACCACCTCAGACGCTACCCTCAAGACTAACGTAGAGACGCTCACAGGCTCTCTGGATGCCGTTAAGTCTTTGCGTGGTGTCTCATTCGATTGGCTGGAGAATGGCAACTCAGAGGTCGGCGTAATCGCTCAGGAAGTGGAAGCTGTACTGCCAGATGTAGTCAGCACAAATGACCAAGGCATCAAGTCCGTTAAATACGGAAACATGGTGGCTCTCTTGATCGAGGCCATGAAGGAACAACAGCTTCGCATCGAAGCATTAGAAGCTAAACTAGGAGAGTAACTATGGCTGTAACACACACATGGACTATTGCAAATCTTGAGCGCAACACAGCAGATGGCGGCGTGACAGTAGCACACTGGCGGTGCGAGGGCGTTGATGGGGAGGCTACGGCTTCCTCATACGGTACAACCTCATGGACACCGGACGCATCTGCCTCTGACTTCATTGCATTTGCTGACTTAACTCAAGCCAACGTGCTTGCTTGGGTCTGGAATACTGTCGTGCGTACAGATGTTGAGGCAAGCATTACCGACAAGATCAACGCTGAGTTGAACCCAACGACTACCGCTGGGGTTCCTTGGTAATCTAAACGCTAATAGTGGAAGGACACGAAGATGGCGATTAAAGTAAACGGCACGACCGTTATTAATGACAGCAGGGCTTTGCAGAATGTTGCATCTGTTGATGCGACTACAGTGGCGGCTATGGGTGCTGCGGGTGTAGGTGGTGGCTTAAAGTTGCTTCAAAATACTACAACCACATCAAATGCGACTTACATAGACGTTGATTTTCCGTCAGGTTATGATTGGATCAGGATTCATATAGGTGGTATTCGTGTAACAAACACTGACTATAGCGGTGAACTTGTTGCAAGATTATTAAACAGTAGTGGGTTAATAACCTCATCTACCTATCTCTACCACAGGTGGGATCAATCGGGTGGAGGTTACACTATGATTAACAGTATGGATATTAATGTGAGAGCGTTTCTTAGCAACTCTACTCATGGCAACAATCTTGTCGTAGATGTTCGCAATCCAAGAGATAGTGGTTGTTCAACCATGGCCAGCATGCAGACTATAGGGCGAGGAGTTTACCAAACGGGTTACGGGGCAGACAACTTCTTTAGACAAGCCACTTATTCGTTGGAGGCTCACGAAACAAATACAGGAATTAGGTTTTATAGTAATGATGGCAAAACTCTTAATTCTGGCTTTAAAATTAAAGTATGGGGGGCGGTAAATGCCTAATGCGTATATAAACGGTGTTCTTACAGAAGTAACAGACGAAGATGTTGCTGCAACACTCTATAATCCACCTGCAACAGAGGGTCAAATTCGAGACCAACGTGACCAACTCATAGCACAAACAGACTGGTGGGCTACATCTGACCGCACGATGACCGCAGAGCAGACAGCATACCGCCAAGCTCTCCGTGACATCACAGATCAGTCTGGCTTTCCAAACGACATCACATGGCCCACTAAGCCTGAGTGATGCCCACAAGAGAAGAAGGTTGGCACATATCCAAAAGTGTCCCCGCAACTCTTCTTCTCGGCCTTATCACACAAGCAGCCGCCATTGTCTGGACAGTGTCTATGATGATGGCGGATATTCAACAGAATACTGAGAAGCTGATAGGTTTCTCAGAGCGTGTGTCGAAGGTTGAGAACATGGTACAAAGCCAAGCGGTGAGCATGGCTCGTATCGACGAAAACATCAAAGCAATCCGTGGCGCTGTCGAGAAGATGGCACAACGAGACTAAGGAACTAATATGCTTGCTGAACTAGCCGCGTGTAACGCTGCTTTCGGCATAGTCAAAAAGTTTGTACAAAACGGCAGGTCAATAGCCGACTGTGCGAAACAGATAGGCGTCATTGTCGAAAGCAAAGACAAACTCCAGAAAAAAGTACAGAAGAAGCGCAACGGTTTTATGGGTGCGCTGAGACCCCAGCAAGCTACAGACCTAGAAGAGTTTATGGCTTTAGAGTCCATCAAGGAAGCTGAAGCTGAACTAAAGCAACTCATGATATACACAGGTCGCGCTGGGCTATGGGATAGCTGGTTAATGTTTCAGAAAGAAGCGCGAGTAAATCGCAGGGAAGCTGAAAAAGAAGCACAGCGTCTACGGGAAGAGATGATGTTTAAAGTCTCTGTAGGCATTGCCATAGCACTTTTCGTAAGCGGCTTAGTTGGTTTCTTCTATTTTGTACTTTTCCTAAAATCCCAAATCTAAGGAAACACCATGAACCTCAACCCACTCGGCGGTATCGTCGATGGGCTTGCAAAAGGTTTAGACGAACTATTCACAAGTGATGAAGAGCGCGAGGCTGCTAAGTTAAAACTAGCAACCCTCATGCAACAACCTCACATGCTCCAAGCAGTCGCAAACATTGAAGGTGCCAAGCATCGATCAGTGTTTGTGGCTGGGTGGCGTCCAGCTATTGGCTGGGTCGCTGCCCTTGGCTTGGGGTATCAGTTCTTAGTCTTACCCTTCGCAGGTCTCATTAACGCATACCTAAAGTTACCCGCAGAACTCCCGCAGTTACAGGCGGAACAACTCATGACCCTTGTGCTTTCTCTTTTAGGCCTCGGCGGAATGAGGACATTTGAGAAATACAAAGGTGCAGCGAAATGACAGAAAAAGAAATGATGGAGCTTCTGCATAAGACACTTGCAGAAAACCTCCTGCTTCGCGTCAAAGACCCTGAAGCTAAATCATCGGACCTGAACGTAGCCCGTCAGTTCCTGAAGGATAACCACATCGAAGGTATACCTGCAGACAACTCACCCCTCGGTGACCTTGTAGCTACCCTACCTAACTTTAACGATGACGATGCAGACGCATCAGAAATGCGCCACTAATATATGTTCACAGATCGTACATCACTCGGTGTGCCAACAGATCAAGACCCTCTAAGCGACTTCCGCAAGTTCTTGTTTGTCTGTTGGCAACACCTGAACCTCCCAGACCCTACACCAGTACAATACGACATAGCTAAACACATCCAGAATGG